GTGGACAGTTGGTCAAAGTGTCACAAGGTTTCGGCACAGACCTCAAAACCGTGTATTGTAGAAGGGTGAAAGAAATCAACCAAATGCAAACCTACACCGACCCTTGCACCTACGCCATGCAAAGCGACATGAGACAACTCAAAGAGATGATCGCCTCTGACCTTGCTTCCTACATGCTGGAGATGATGCCACCGCTTGACATGTGCGTCGATTTCGTATGTGATCGTTTCGGTCTTGATTGTACCGACGAACTTGTAGATTTCGTTGCTGATTGTCACGATGAGTTCTTCGGTAACTAATTCAAACCCATGAAATTCACCATCGTTAAGTTCAAAGGTCGTTGGGTCAAAGTATCCAACAAACTATCACCCCCGACTGAATGGGTTACAGTCATCAACAAAGCAAACCTTAACTAACACTCTCATGCGTATCTTTCTTTCTGCCATTGTTATTTTGTTGGGTGCCAATCTTCTCATCGATCTGCTGGATTCTGATATGATGGAAGTCATCAACGAAAGAAACGAAACGATTCAACGCCAAATCGATCAGATGTGACAGTCGGACTAGTGTCACACGATTTTGGCACTGCCCCTCAAATCCTGTATATTAAAGGAGTGGAGGGGACAACACCCGCCACACGCTCTAAACCTCTTCTCTTCTCATGCGTAAGATCGAAACCCAGATGAACGCCGCAGTCCAGGCGAACCAGAACTGGACCTCCGGCAACACCGCAGTTTACTTCGATTCAGAATCAGGCGTCAGCGTCGTCCGCCTACACGGCAACAAAATCGCTGAGATCGGTGAAGACTCCATGACCATCTTTGATGGCGGTTTCCAGTCGGTCACCACCAAATCCCGTCTCAACGCGCTGTGCGATGAATTCTGCGTTGCCGGTGAGGGCGTCTTCCAAAAAAATTATAAGTGGTTCGTTCGCAAGTTCGTCGGACAGGCAGGACCCTCCAAGGTCTACAACGCAGATGAGTTCGTCAATGGATACGTGTTCGCATGATCAAAACAAAGAAGGAGTGGGCACGCTGCTATGCCCGCTTTTATTCAATCGTTCTCATCCTGATTCTTCTCTGATCATGTTCCGCATTGCTACCTCCCTCACAACCCGTCGCACCCTGTGGGTTTCTAGCGACGGCACGGCACTCCCTGCTCACATCCATGCCGGTGCGCTCTCCTCTTATAAGGGTCACGTAGAACCAAAGAACCGTTACTATTGCAACCCTGAGGCAGCAAATATCTCATTCCCTATCTGACTCAAATCTCCCTCTAATCCTTCAAAATCCTAATTCACAACATGACAAAAAATCTTCACATCGAACATCCCGAAGACACAATCCTTACCGGGGATACTTCGTTTCTGGTATCTCTCAAACTGAAGGGTGATTTATCAGTGAAGATTGACGGAGCTCCAGCAATCGTTTGGGGGACTAATCCTGCATCGGGGGAGTTCTTCGTCGGGACTAAATCCGTCTTCAACAAAGTAAAGATCAAAATCAACGAATCGCATCAGGACATCGATGCGAACCACACGGGACAGGTTGCAACAATTCTGCATAAGTGCTTCGACTATCTACCACGGGTCGGGGGTATTATTCAGGGGGACTTCATCGGATTCGGTGGCACTGATGAATACACACCGAACACAATCACCTATAAGTTCGATGACACCGTAAGCGAAGAAATCATCGTTGCCCCGCATACTCTCTACACGGCAGAATCCGACCTACGTGATGCCGTGGCAGAACCGCTAAGGTTCATGATTACCGATACAGTCTATTGTAAGTTCGTGTTCCCTAAGGCATACATCTGGAGCGGGCAGTATGATGACGGATTGGATCAGTTTGAGATGCCTCCCGTCATAGACTTGATTCGTCAGGTGTATGATAAGACCGTGTTCGTAAGTGATAAGGAAGCAGCACAGATTAAGCAAAATGTGAATAAGTCAATTCGCGAAGGTTATCCTATGACGAATGAGGACTTCATGGGCAATGAATCACTTATGCACCTCTACGGGTTGATGATAGTTTTGAAAGAAGAGTTGATGAACCAGTGCCGCAATGTAGGTCCTGAGGCATACATCGGTTATGACAGAATCGATGGTGAGGGTTATGTCTACTCCACTGAGTTAGGTACATATAAGTTGGTTAATCGTCAGCAGTTTAGTGTTGCTAACTTCAACAACACTAAGTTCACAACAGTCGCATAATCAGTCGTTCGTGAATACAGCAGTCCCCCCGTTTAAGGGGGGGCGTTTATAAAAACCCATGACTCCCCTAACCTACAAAGGTTTCCAAGAGAGCGATAAAATTCGAAGGCACATAAATTTTTTTTTCGCTATATAAAATCAGGTGTAAGGTTCGTGTATATGCAAAAAAATTCCGAGAAAATTTTTAGTGAAGTAGAGGTCGATCCTGTGACTGGAGATTATTATGTCACAGTGCCCGAGGTAATTTTGAATGAGATGCAATGGTATGAGGGCACTACTTTAAGGTGGTTAGTGGATGGAAATGAGATTGTCTTAGCAGAAGAAAAGAACTCTTGACAACCGCTATATAATGTTGTATGATTCGAAAGTAAATTGTTATTCTTATGGCAAAAGGATTCACGGTAAAGGCAAAAACGCCGGTCAAAAAAACTGCAGAGTGGGATTACGATAAAGCAAAGGAAATGGTAAGAGGAAAGGCAATTGTCTTTTGTCTTCCTGGGAGAGGATGTTCTTATGCATATCTAAAGAATTTTGTACAACTTTGTTTTGACTTAGTACAATCAGGAGCAAGCATCCAGATTTCGCAGGACTACTCGTCCATGGTCAACTTTGCAAGATGCAAGTGTCTTGGAGCAAATGTATTGCGTGGTCCGGATCAACTGCCTTGGGACGGAAAATTAAAGTATGATTATCAGTTATGGATTGATAGTGATATTATTTTCAATACTGAGAAGTTTTGGCAATTAGTTCTAATGGATCAAGACATTGCATCTGGATGGTATGCCACAGAAGATGGCAGAACAACCTCAGTGGCACATTGGATGGAAGAGGATGATTTCCGTAATAATGGCGGTGTCATGAATCATGAAACGGTTGAAAGTATTTCAAAGCGTAGATCTCCATTCACCGTAGATTATGCCGGATTTGGATGGTTACTCATCAAGCACGGAGTCTGGGAGAATGATGAGATGAAGTATCCATGGTTTGCACCAAAGATGCAAGTCTTCGAGAGTGGCGAAGTACAGGATATGTGTGGAGAGGATGTCTCATTCTGCCTTGATGCAAAGGAGGCAGGTTTCGAGATCTGGTGTGATCCTCGTGTTCGCGTTGGACACGAAAAGATGCGAGTAATCTAAGATGGCACGTCAGGAATTTTATAGAATTCTTGTAGATGATAAAATTCTTTATGATCAATTGAGTACTGAAGAATTTTTCGATAAAATAGAGGACCTGTCCATAGAATTTTATGAGACAGGTCAATCAGGTAACATTAGAACTGAAATTATTATTGAGGAATAAGGAGTCTTATGGCAGTACGATCAAAGGTTGGTTTAAATGGCGAAAGAAACATTGAATCAAAACCGAAAAAAACTCGTCAAGGTAATGGTAAGAACACGACGTATTCTGCAACATCCAGAAACGCGGCTCGTAAGAAGTATAGAGGTCAGGGAAGATAATAGATAGTATTAACTATTAAACTTTCTTCATGTCTTGTTTGATCTCAAATTTACCTGCTTATGAAGTATGGGTAAGAAAAGAATATCTCACCGATCATCAAAGTGGTCATGGTGAATTTGTAAAGGGCGTCTGGGTATCGGTTAAGTCGATGCCTGGGCGTGCTTTTTATTTTGAAACATACTTACCAGAGTATGCCGCAATGTATGATAAGTTACCTATAAGCGCGTTTGTCTCGTCTCCGGAAAAACCAACTCCTGATATGACACTTCATAATCTACAATTTTGGAACTGTATGGATTATGGTGTTACAACAATTCAAAAGCAATTCATTGGTTCAATGCATTTTGAAGTTTATACTCGTGATTATGGAACTCAAACGGGTACTTATGTTTGCACGATTGATAATTATCATCAAGATGCTGATGCAATTGATTATTCGACCAGTGAAAATCCATCAGAACACAAGTCTCATAACTTAATTGAACTTGATAATGGGCAGTTCTGTCTCTATCCAAATAATAGAACTCGTATTTTTGACAATAGTCTGACACCAGAGACACCAAAGATCCCGGATTTCAAAGTTTCGACTGTTTATTATCAGGTAGAAAATGGTCATGACCGTGATGGACTTGGTAATGATGACAATTATTTCTGGAAAACTGCCAAAGAACATAAAACCGAGGATCAAATTCCTAATTATTAAGTTATAAATAAAGAAAAACTCCTTGTCAATGGCCGTTCAAAGGATATCAAGAGCATTTAAAGATATTAGTTTATCTTTTGATGCACATCCTATTACTAAAGATCTACAAATATTGAAAAATGAAAGTGCGATTCGTAGATCCGTAAGAAATATAGTAGAAACTATTCCTACTGAAAGATTTTTTAATTCTTTATTGGGATCTGAAGTCAGAAGTAGTCTCTTCGAATTTGTTGATTTTGGTACTGCATCAGTAATTCAAAATCAAATAGAGATTGCACTTGAAAACTTTGAACCAAGAATTGATAATGTACAGGTCCAGGTTGATCCTTTTCCGGACAGGAATACATTTAATGCCACAATCATCTTCGATATCATCGGACAAGAGTTTCCAACTCAAGAATTTTCTTTCCTCTTAGAGGCAACGAGATAATATGCCTTTTACTAAGTATACAAATCTAGATTTTGATCAGATAAAAACATCCATTAAGGATTATCTTCGTGCAAATTCAACTTTTACCGATTTTGATTTTGAGGGATCTAACTTTTCCGTCTTAATAGACACTCTAGCATATAACACATATATCACAGCATTCAACTCAAACATGATTGTGAATGAATCCTTTTTGGATTCTGCCACCCTTAGAGAGAATGTTGTTTCTTTAGCAAGAAATATTGGTTATGTACCCCGTTCCAGAACCTCTGCAAGGGCACAAATATCATTTTCAATACAAAGACCTGATGGAGATTCATCTGCTCAGGTGACTCTTCAGAGAGGTCTTGTATGTACTGGTAATTCTGCCAATACTTCATACGTATTTTCAATACCCGAAGACCTTACTAGAGGTTTTGTTAATGGAGTTGCAACTTTTGATAATATTGAAATTTATGAAGGCACATATTTAACCAAACAATTCTTATATGATGGTTCTCTTGATCAGAAATTTATTATTGATAATTCATTCGTTGATACTTCCAGTTTAAAAGTTTATATCAAAAAAGAAAATGATGTGGGAATTGGTATCGAATACTCCTTAGTTGATAATATCGTTAATGTAACACCAAGTTCTCAAATTTATCTTCTTCAAGAGATACAAGATGAAAAATATCAATTACTTTTTGGTGATGGATTAATAGGAAAAAAACTTGGAACCGATCAAAATTCTGATGGTAATATAATTACTGCCAATTATATTATATCAAATGGTATTGAAGGCAATGGAGTATCCAATTTCTCCATGGCCGGAAGTTTTTTGACCTCAGAAAACAATAATATTAACCCATCTAATATAACAATCACGTTAAATCAAGCATCTCAGAATGGATCTGAAATTGAATCTGTCGATTCAGTTAGATATTACGCCCCAAAAATATATTCCGCACAGTCTAGAGCAGTAACTGGTCGTGATTATGAAGCAATTATTAAAAGCATTTATCCAGACACAGAATCTGTTGCTGTGATTGGCGGAGAAGAGATGACTCCTCCACAATTTGGTACTGTGAATATTAGTATTAAACCAAAAAATGGAACTTTTGTCTCTGATTTCAATAAATCTAGAATTTTATCACAATTAAAACAATATACTGTCTCTGGAATAAACCAAAAGATAACAGATCTTAAAATTTTATACGTTGAGATTGATTCTTCAGTTTATTATGACTATTCAAGAATATCAACTGCCGAAACTTTAAAGACAAGAGTGTTGGATACTCTCAAAACTTATTCAAATTCTTTAGAAATCAACAAATTTGGTGGAAGATTTAGATATAGTAAAATTCAACAAATTATTGACAACACTAACACTTCTATAACCTCCAATATTACTAAAGTTAGGATTAGAAGAGACTTAAAAGCAGTTGTAAATCAATTTGCACAGTATGAATTGTGCTATGGAAATAGATTTCATGTAAATTTAACCGGATATAACATTAAATCAACCGGATTTAGAATTGCATCTGATCCTGACGTTGTTTATTTGACAGATATTCCCAATTCTGATGGAATGACAGGAATTTTGTCAATCGTAAAACCAGTTAGTAATGAATCAACGAGAGTTGTTGTAAAATCGGCAGGAACTGTTGATTATATTAAAGGCGAAATCAATATTGGCACCATAAAAATTACTTCAACAGAAAAACAAAACAATATTATTGAAATTCAGGCTTTTCCAGAGTCAAATGATGTAGTTGGATTAAAAGATTTGTATCTTAATTTTAACATCTCAGCAAGTTCAATAAATATGGTGAAGGATGTTATTTCATCAGGAGACGAAATATCGGGAACGGTATTTACTAGAGACTATTACACATCAAGTTACTTAAACGGGAATCTAATAAGAGAGTAGTATGATACAGACTGGATTTGAATCTAAAGTCAAGATTCAACAAATTATTGACAATCAACTGCCTGAGTTCATTTTGGATGAAAATCCAAAAACAGTAGAATTTTTAAAGCAATATTATATTTCTCAGGAATATCAAGGTGGACCAGTTGATATTGCCGATAATTTGGATCAATATCTGAAATTAGACAACTTAACTCCAGAAGTTATAGTTGACAGCACCCATGTTACTTCAGGAATCTCTTCTACGGACACTACAATCGCCGTAAATAGCACTAAAGGATTCCCTGGACAGTATGGACTATTTAGAATTAATAATGAGGTTATAACCTATACTGGAATCACTACAAATTCATTCACCGGATGTCAACGTGGATTTAGTGGCATCACTTCATATCATAGCGAGTTAAATCAAGAGGAACTTGTATTTTCTGATACCTCAAAAGAAAATCATACTAAAGATGCGACAGTATATAATTTAAGTTCTTTATTTTTAAGAGATTTTTATAAAAAATTAAAATATACTTTTGCGCCCGGATTAGAGGACGTTGATTTTGCAAAAGAATTAAATGCCGGAAATTTTATAAAAGAAGCAAAATCTTTCTATCAGTCAAAAGGAACTGACGAATCATTTAGAATTTTATTCAATGTTTTATATGGAGCAACACCAAGAGTAGTAAATTTAGAAGATTATTTGATTAAACCATCTTCTGCTGAATATCTCAGAAGAGAAGTCGCAATTGCCGAAGTAATTAGTGGAGATCCTTCAAAATTAGTAGGACAAACAATAACCAAATCTACAGATTCTGGAACCACAGCAGCAATATCTGAAATAGAACCTTTTACTAGAAATAATAAGCAATATTTTAAATTATCTCTTTTTATTGGATATGATGAATCTTCAACAATTCAGGGAAATTTTAACATTACACCTAGTACAAAAAATGTTGAAACTGTTGCCATAGGTGCTTCTGTAATTACCGTAGACTCTACAATTGGTTTTGCACAAACCGGAATGGTTATTTCTGGTATCAATAGTATAACTTATTCTGATAAAACTATTAATCAATTTATCGGATGTACAGGAGTTGCATCAACAATCTCTTCTGCAAGTAATATTAGATCAGATGAAATTTATTTTGGTTATGAAGATGGAGATTCGGACAAAAGAGTAGAAATAAGATTGACTGGAGTATTATCCAATTTTATTCAGGTATCTGACGATTTGGATATTTCTGAAGGCGATACAATTTCTGTAAATAATATTGGCGATTTAATTGCACCCCCAAGTATCGGTAAAGGAACATATAAAGAAATTTTTGCAAATTCCTGGATATACAACACTAGTTCATCTTATGAAATAAAAGATTTTGGTGTTAATTTATCATTGACATTAAAAAGTGAAATTGACAAATCTAGTTTAAAAGAAGGGGATAGTGTAGAAATTATAGAAAGTGGTGATAATAATCCAGGAAAAGTAGTATTTCCTACATTACCTTCAAGTATTACTCATGTAGTTGATATTTCTCCAGATAAAAAATCAATTAGTTTAGACAACTTTACTTTTAGTCCAAGTTCCAATGTAGAGTACAGTTTAAGAAGAAAAATCAATAAAGCAAGAAGTACAGGTGCGCCCATAGAATATGGAAATTCTG